GCAGATGGTAAGACACTATCTGAGACCAAGTCTATCAGACTAACTGCTACAGCAGTGTTTACCACTGTCGATGCACTGGCAGCTGCTAAGGGCGAAGTGGTGTTAGTCGAAGCTAAGGTTAACAGCATCATAGCCAAGCAGGCTGTGGCAGCTGGACTAAGCGAAGACACCATGAAAGACTTGCTATCAGTGGCAGTCTAATGATGTTACAAGAGAAGGGAGGATTACGCTCCCTTCTTTTTCCCTCTACAAAAACTGTTCATCAGACCACAACCCATTAGGAGTTTGATGTAGTATAGTATATATATGCTCATTAGGAACTTAGACATCTCCTATCAAGTATGTCATAACAAACAATCTAATACAAAGTACAATGAAAAATTATGTAATCAACAATGGAGGATTCACTGCCAATGGTAACTTTAGTGGTTATACAGCAATGGGTGAAAGAGTACACATTTATGCTCGTCAAATGGCTTCTAATAATTGGGAAGCTAATGAAGACGTTAAGTATCCTTTTTATTGCTTAGCTGTAGAAAAGGAGATTGAGCCTTTTGGTGCTGATGGTAAAACTCCTACAGGTGAGAAGGTGAAGCGTTTAACTGCTACATCTGTATTCCTAACTGTAGATGCTTTGGCTGAAGCTAAAGGTGCTACTATATTGGTAGAAGCTAGAGTTAATAACATCATAGCTAAGGAAGCTGTCGCTGCTGGTTTAAGTGAAGCATCTATTGCTGATCTATTATCTGTAGCTGTTTAATATTAATAAGGGGGAGAGAGCGATCTCTTCCCTTTATATATGTATATATATCAAACTAATGGTATTTTGCAGTTTATCCCTAGGGAGAAATAAACTTTTATGGTAAAATAGCATTAGTTTTATATATATCTGTGTGTAATTTTGTGGTGGTGTGAACCATCATGGGATGTAATATCCTTTTAACCAACGCTATAATTGTGGTGAACACTGAAAATATATAGCATTAACCTTTTAAATAATAAAGACATGAATGATATTGTTTTCTCTATCTATGATAGTAATGGTAAGTATATAGGATTTACTTACGATGAAGAGGATGCTCAACAAATGGCTAATAAATATAATGGTCATTATGATTGGGAGTTTTGTGGATCTAATTCCATATTTAGTTAGGGGAGACTTGTTCTCCCTTTTTATTTAATGCATCATTCTATCTACCCAAGGGATAGCAAACATACGTACCTCCATAGAATGGCCTATTGTGGTGATAGGCAACGTATGTTTGAATGCAGAGGGAATAACATTGTATTTTTCAACCTTTTAAATAATAATAAAAATGGAAATTTTAATGAGTATAGCAAATCATATAGGTCATAGTATGATTGATAGAATTAAATGTGCATCTATAAACTGTGATATATTATATTATGTTACAGAGGATATGGCAGAAGATGGTCCAATTGAGAATCCAACTATCAATGCATTTCTTCCTAATAATTGGGATCAGGATGATTACAACATATTTAGGAACACGCTAAGTTTTCAAATGGATGAAGCTTCTGCAGAATATAGAGTGTCAGGTATTATTTGGTATCTTGATGGTACATGGTCAATATATGACACTTATGATGACATATGGGAACATTATTCTTGTCCTAGAATACCAAAAGATCTTAGATAGCATTAATTTTTTTAACCTTGTAAATATATAGCATTATGAGAAAACTTGATTATATATTACCTGCTATTTTAGGTATATTTTTGTTTGTTGTTTCATTACAACTACTGCATGGTATTACATCATTTAATGATGAAACTATTTTTATGAGATTATTCTATGGTACAATAATTATGATTTTCTCATTACTATCTGTATTTATTGCTATCAATGAATATAAGCATCACCACCACTAATACATAAATTATTCACACATTCTAAATCATCAAAAGATGAAAACATTTAATGTTACCTTAAGCCAATATTTATGTTGGTGTAAGAACTATCCATTAGTGATGCATGACTATGTTTATGCTAATAACTATGTGATGGTAAAGATTAAAATTAGCCTATTAAAACAACTATTAACAACAGGCTATAAAGTTATGAATTAGGTTAAAGGTTGAATGCATAGAGCTCTTGGACATTGTCCTTGAGCTCTTTTATTTTTTCACATTTTAAACATGCATAGACATGAGAGATCAATTAAATGAGCTATTAAAACTAGCTAAACAATTACGTAGTACAATTCAGGTTAATCATATAAATGACCAAACTATCGAAGTGTCCACTTGGATAACTGTAAGAAAAAGTGGTGCAGATTATTTTACTGTATCATTTCTAGCTAATAGAAAGTTAGACATTGCTCTTTATGAAAAAGGCAATTATATCAGCAATGGTGTTACTATTGATGTAGAAAACCTTAGTGATGTTGAACTAGATGAGATCATATTGCGTAGTAAAGAAGATATTATTACCTTTATTGCAAAATTAGATGAGACTCGTGAAAAACGAAGATTAGATAAGATTGTAGAGCTTCAAAATCAATTAAAGGAACTAAATGAAATACATTGATGTACAACTAATATTACCAGAATACTATCCTGATCAATTAGAGAAAGGTATGTATTTTGTGGAAATGTATGGACTTGTTCAACATAATCCATATGTACATATATATGAGCTTGATCATATTCCAAGAGATCAAGGAGCATATATTCAAAAGCATGGACTTCCTGTTCAGCCTTACCTCATGATGACAATAGATAGTAATCCTGATGTACCACCAAAAGTGGTGGCAACACCAGATGAAATATTTTTATCTGTAGATGAAATAAATTTTGCATCTGCAAGAGGATATATCGAAATACTAGCATTTGATGATAATGAACCATTATTAGAAAAGAAAGGTAAAGATAAAAATGGCAATGATATAATGGGAGTAGTATTTTATATTGATCATGAGTATGATGAATATGAAGAAGAATAAAATTAAATAAAAACAAGAAACACAGTTTAAAACTAGAAATGATGAAAAAAACATTGAAATTAGAATACCCAGGCTTGACAAAAGAAAACTTCAAGAATTGGATAACAGACTCAAATAAGAAATCAGTTATGTATTTAGCAGGTATTAATAGACCTATTATTCCTTATCATGTTACAAAATTAGCACAGGCGCTAACAATAATGGGTATAATAAGACCTATAGTTATAGCTAATATATCATTTATGACTGGTATACCAGGTTGGTACATTGTAGATGGTCAGCATTTATTTAACGCATTATTGCGTCTTGGTATGGATATACCATATGTATTTATTGATGTTAAAGATAAGAAAGATTTAGTTGAGAAGATTGCATTGTTAAATGCATCATCTAAAACTTGGTCACTACAAGATTATGTTACTGCATGGTCATCATTAGAAAATGACTACGTAAAGCTTAATAACTATTTTAATATTTATGATTTAGAGTTTAGTGTATTGGCTACAATATTATCTAATCAAATACCTCCTAATCGTGTTGGTAATTCACCCATTACTAAGAAAATAAAGAATGGTGAGTTTAGAATTGTAGAAGAAGAGCATGTTGTTAAAGTGATTGATCAAGTAACAGATGTATTAGCTGTTTTAAAACGTCAGACTAGACATGAGAATATCTATCTGTGTTCAGAATATGTAAGCTTCTGTAAGAATTCTGTGAATTATGATCATAAAAAGTTTATGAAAAATTTGAATGATAATAAAAAACACTTTATACTTGCAACACAAGAAGAAGGTAAATTAAAAGAATTATTTGAAACATTAAAATAAATGGAAAACTTAGAAATAATAAGTTTATTTCCTACTCCTGTACTCAGAGTTAGAGTGCAGGAGTATTTTCAAGATGAAATATGGAAATTAAAGCAGCTTGAAATGGAGCATGTGTATGGTAATGATGATAAATCTGATTTGAATCATTTTAAATCAGTAGAGTCATATTGTCTAGACCTACCAGGTATGGAGAATCTCAAAGCTTATATTGAGAAAGAGGTTAAAGATTTCTATGTACATGGTTTAGCTATTGATGGTGACATCATAATAACACAGAGTTGGGTTAATAAGAATATAAATGGTGGTGGTACACATTACCACTATCACCATAATTCTGTAATTTCAGGTGTGTATTATATAGATGTACCAGACAACAGTACATTAATAAAGTTTTATAAGCCTGATGTAGATAGGTCAACAGTGTATAGATTAGAACCAGAAGTTAATCCTAATTTATTAGAAGGTAATCCATATGCTCAAACTAAAGCTATTATACCAGTGGCTAATAGTGAGATATTATTATTTCCTAGCTATCTACCACACTCTGTACCAGATATGGCTACAAGTAAAGATAGATGGTGTTTAGCATTTAATAGTGTTCCTAAAGTATTAGGATCAAGAAATACATTAACTGAATTATTAATTAAACCAAATATATAATGATTAAAACTAGAGTGGGTAAACTTGTAAAGGTTAAGAACCAAGACAAGAAGAAGTCAGCTAATAATACTTATCAAGCTGTAATTTTAAATAGCAATGGGCAGTATAATCCTTATCTGTTTACAGATGTAGAGATCACTGTAGCATACGAGAGAGCTCGTAAAAACACTGAAGATCAGGTTGAGCGTAGTTTAGCATCTAAACTTTTAGATTAATGAAGCCAGAAGATAAAGTAGAAACCAAACTGTTATGGTTTTTCTTAATATTTAGTCTTATCTTAGCATGGATAATTATATTTATATTTATGATTTTTGTTAGTCATAACTCACAAAATGAGGGAGTTCCAAATAAAAGCAGGTTTATGCAGAATAAAACAGAAATGTTTGGAATAGCAACACAAGAAGATATCTATATAGATAACATGGAAAAGGGTAAGTATACTAAACATGGTAGATTAATAACAAAATCTGAATAATATGATAAGGGACAAGGTAACAGCAGGAATACTTACAATTATAATATTGTATTTTACTATTAGAGTATTTGCAGTGATATATGGCGTAGTTAGAATACTAAATACGTCTGAATTTATTCCTGCTGATACCACCCATCATAATTATCCAGAATTAGATAGAACTCACCTTAGATTTAAAAACTATGAAAACAATCAGATTAAAATTGACAGTACTAGACAAAAGTAATCCAGTCTTAGTAGATGATGCAAACAATGTTATTGTAGCATCTAATCGTATGGCATGGGTAGTTAATAAAGGAGGCAAGATAGTTAATGCATCACCTGCTCTTCTTGCAGAACACATTGGTGAAATAGTCAATGTTCAAGCAGATAAATCAGGTAAACCTGTAATGTTAAACGATAAAGCAATTATTGTACTATGAGCACAACAAGAGGAAGAACTCACGCAGACTTCTATCATCCAACACAGGATGATATATTCTGTAGTGTAGAAATTAAATGGGCGCATCATTCATCACCTGCTACATTAGAAGAACCAGGCGATGATGATATAGTTATTGAAGATGCTAAATTAATAACATATTGTGGTGAATATGTCAATAATATGGAGGTACCTGATTGGGTAACATATGATGATATATATGACGCAATAGATCCAATGGATTATTATGGAGATTACGAGGACTAAACTACATCCAGTATTTTATGTTTTAACTTTTGCATTCACTATTTTAAGTGTAGCAATACTAAATAAAACTATTATGAAAAATGAATTGAATATTACTATTAACCAATGGGGAGTAACGATTGATAGACATTTGTCTGAAGAATATACACGTAAGAAACAAGAATATCTACGTAAATATAATCTTAAAGAAATCAAGACTAACAATACCAGGACAGCATTAGAACAATGGAACTAGTAGATTTCATACACAGAAAAGATCTCCTCACTAAACAAGAATGTGAGGAGATTATTAATATATTCGAAGCAAATGATAAATATTTGTTTCCAGGATATGTTTCTAGTGGATTAGATGAAGATGTAAAACATTCATCAGATTTTACTATTTGTCAAGAAAACCAAAGTACAATTAAAAGACTATATGGTGATAAACTTGACGATGTTGTAGATAAAATGGTTGATGAAATGTATAAATACATGGACAAGTTTCCAATATTTCTAAACACTACAGTTAATATTGATGCTTACAATATTCAAAGATATCTTCCAGGTCAAGGATTTAAAGCTTGGCACTATGAAACACGAGAAAAAGATGTTAGATTATTTGTATGGATGGTATATCTAAATGATGTAGAAGATGGTGGTACAGAGTTTATGTTTCAAAGACATACAGAACCAGCAACACAAGGTAAGTTATTATTCTTCCCTGCTGATTGGACTCACACACATCGTGGACAAGTTAGTCATACACAGAGTAAATACATTCTAACAGGATGGATATCTTTAGTAACGCAATAATGAAAGCATATCAAAGAAGTAAAATAACCATTTGGTTAGAAGACTTTGTTTATAACATTATCATTAGAATAATGAGAGTAGCAATATGGGTAATTGATAAACAAAAACAAAGAAATGACAGAAATATATAACTATGTATTCCACTACAATCATCATGAAGAATTGTGGTGGGCTATTCCAAGAGAAAGTTATCTTGATTATTGGAATGGAGAGAAACATTCATGTTTGTTTGCATTATCTATGAAAGATTTAATAGAGATAATAGAAGACAAATGAACGTTCTAATTTATGATATCGAGACAATGCAGGAACTATTCCTAATACATGTCTACGATCCAAAAGAAGATGAACATTATGATTTCCTAATTAGTCAGTGGCAGAATAACTTTGATGCATTTGTAAAACTAATGCAAGATAAGCCAGACTATTATTGGGT